TACTATAAACTCTACAGTACTCTGGTGTAGAGATATCTCTATAGTAAAACTGAGCAAACAGTTCCCAATAACTTGGTCCATCTACTTTTTTTCTACCATCAGCACATTCCAATGTTTCTTCTTTTACAATTGAATTGTCTGTTTCTTTTATGGTAATTTTGACATAACAATATTGGTCAGCTGCATTTTTAGGTTCTACAGTTGTAATCTTGTTATAATAAACTTTATCTTTTTCTTTTTCAACTCTTTCAATCTTATCTAATACTTCAATAGTTTTTTCTACCGTACCTGATACTTTGACCTCTGATACAGGTACAACATTACCAGATAAATCATCTGTTAATCCAGGAACCTCTGCATAACTAGCTTTGACTACGAATAATAGTGCTAGAACAAAGCACACAATTAGTATATGGTTACCTAAATTCGCAACACTTTTACCAACTGTATTAGGATTTTTAGGATCAATAAAATTTTTCATTATTTAATACTTCCTACTAGTGGTATCATTATACTTGAATCTCTAAAAACTTCATTGTTAAGTTTATGTACCGATATTGTTAAATAAACTAACATACCAAATACTGCCATCATAATTATATTTTTCACTTTACACTCCTTTTCAAGTCGTCTCTATTATTTACAAAAACTCTAATCAATCTGGACACATCAACATTTTCCTCTTTCAATGTTTTTGGGTTTTTAAATAATACCCTACTATCATTTACTTTTAAAATGTGTTCACCATCTTCAATAACAGCGTCATCTGTGTTTTTTCGCCAATCGTGTGAGCTATATTCTTTTGTCATTTTGTTATCCTAGTTTTTTTATTGTATCGTTTACTTCAAAAAGCTCGTCTTCTAATTCTTGTACCTTTTCTGACGGTCCGTTAAACTCATAGTGTTCTAGCTTTTCGTTAATAACTTTTTTCTGTTCTTTTAATTGTTGTAAAGTTATATCTCTATTTGTCATAGTTTCCCTTATCATTTGCTATAAGTTTACATTGCATTTGTATATCTGCAATAAGATTATCCACTTCAGCGTCTCTTTCAGGCGTCTTTGGATTATCATACTTTAACTTTTGTAATCTGTCACTCACTTTTTTAATGCCATCAATCTTTTGACATAGTTCACTTACTTTATGTATCATTGTTTTAACTCTACCCACCTACCATCTGGTAATTGACATGCTGTACCAAAAACAGTATTTCTATTTACACGGCCAACACCAATCAACGGCCATTGATTTGTTATGTCCACTGTAGCGTCATAATCTTTACACTTGAAAGGACCCTCCATATACGACTTGGTCACTTTTATGATACCTGAATTTCCTGTCTTTTTATTGTACCAATTAGTGTAACTTGAACCTAATGGACCATTATTTAAATGATCTACGAATACAGCGTTGTGTACATCGTAATCTGAATTATACATAATTTCTGCACCGGCAAACGCACCTACAACAGCACAGGCGCCTATAGCGTATGGATCTGAAACACCCATACTCACACATGCACCAGTTGTGGTAGTTGATCCTAACACAGCACCAACTTGTGATCTATTTGTAGAGGCACAGTTGGTTAGTGTTAAACCGATTAAGATAATTAGTATAGTTCTCATTAGTCTTTTTTCTTAAACATTGTCCAAGGCCATTTTGTTTTCATTTCAGCCCACGACTTTTTTTGATACTCTTTAGTCTTTTCAACTTCAGCACCAATAAAGTTCACAAGTTTGCCTGGTGTTTCTGCAATTGCATTACCAAACTCTTGTGGTGTAATCGTCTTCTTCTCATCACTTTTAGCTATAGTCGCTGTCATTAAAGCAACAATAGTTAACATCATCAAAGTTCTCATATCTTACGTCCCATAGTTTTGAAATCGGATGAATCTACAACCTGGTATGTTCCCTTATTGTAACCAATTCCTATTGTTTTACCAGCAGGCAAAGTAACTTTAGGAGCACTACGTTTAGTACAACTGCCTGAAATCTTATCACTCGTTGGTAACGAGTTCATTTTGATACCGTTAATATCTAAAGTATAGTCTGGCATTTGTTTAGTACCATGCACTAACTTGATATTAACTGGTTTATATCTTTCTTTGATCTTCTTCACTATTCTTCTTTGTTAAGGTTTGCTTCTGATTCTAAATGTTCTTTGGCTTTCTTCTCTGCATAAGTCATACCAAAACCTACTTGATAAAATGTATCTCTAGGGTTGGTAGTTCTATACGCATTTTCTAAAGCGTCAAATTTAATATCTACATTCTCGTAATAAGATGGATTTGATTTTTTTAGTTCTTTATGATCTACACAAAATTTGATTCTATTAGTAAAGTAATCATTTTCTGCGTCATCAAGGTTAGTATGTTGTGATAATGCAATATCTTTGTCTTTTGCAATCTTAAACTCTTTGTATAAATTGTCTGTATCGTATCTAAATGACATATAGTATATCCTTTTGTTAGTTATTTGACTTTATCCTATCATATATAATAATAAATGGCAACCAGCTAAATTATTCAGTATCCGTTGCCCTTTTACCATATTTCTTATAGTCGTCACTGTTAAAATAAGCTTCAACAGCACTTATATCCGACTCGTAATCCTTAATTTTACTGTCTATTAGATCAGTAGTTGTTGGACATTTACTACCTAAAGATACCTTAATCTCTTTAAGGTCTTCTAGTGGTCTGTCCAAATCATGCATTAGTGACATATTATTTACCTCTCTGTAAGTCTGAATCTAATTCTAGTTGTACATCTACCTCATGTGGTATATTTACCTCATCGGTCATCCATGAATTATCTTCAACATATTCATTTTTCTTAACTACTTCGGCAATCTGACTAAAATAACACCAGTTAGAACCAAAAGTAATTGCACCAGTATAATTTAACTCTGTATCATACTCTTTAGCATTCACTCCTAACTCACCGGCGATATCGTTCTTATCGGTAGCAATACCAATATTAGTTATCTCACCCTCTCTTCCTTTCTCGTCTTTTACTGTATCTCCTAATTTAATTATCATTAGTGTTCTCCTTTTCATTGTTTTGTCTATTTTTAGCTTCATCAACCATTTCAGACCATGAAACAGCCGATGTTTTATCTTCGCTACTCATCAATAAAACTATATAATGAATAGCCTTTAGTAAATCTTTTCTGTTTTTACCGTCTTTTTTACCATATCTGCAAAGATACTTAATGGCATTAGCTTGGCAAAAATCTTTATCAATATCTAATTGTCTCAACATATCTTGTACCTGGAAACCGTCTTCGGTTGTACTATAGTGTTGTCCGTATGTTGATTTAATATATTCGTCTATCTCTTTTACAATCTTGTCTTCACCGTATTTCATTAGCTTGCCTCTCTGTTTAAATTCTTGTATGTATATTTTTCTGTTAATTTTGGATTATAATCTTTTTTAAAGAATTGTCTACCATTCCACAATTGACCATAATCATTGAATAATGAGTTATCAGTTCCAACTGTTTCTTTACCAAACACATCTTCGTAAGTTGAATAATAGTCTTCGCCATGTATAATCTTAACTGTAGTATGTCCACAAAAATTACTAGCAGTTTCAGTAAAATTATCATCACAATATTTTCTAACTTTTTCTTTGAAAGTATTTAAAGTCTTTAGATGTTTCATAGGTACATTTCTGAATACTGTATTATAGATGTAAAAAAATTCATCATATCTTTCATCTGAATCTTGGTATTCTCTACCGTATACTAAACTAATAACTTTACTTTTACTCACTAAGCAGCCTCCAACATTGACATTGATACTCTATAAATTCTACCATTTAAATCAACTAAACATTTTGTAGACATTATTTTTGTAATAACACCTGGTGTTTTTTTAGTCTTTTGTACTACGTTAACTTTTGTACCAACTTTAAATTCTCTTTTGATTTTATTCTGTACAATAGTGTCAATCAAAACTTTTGTGTCTTGTAATTGAGCTATTGATAAATTATTTAATTCGTTCATTGTAATCATTATGCATTCTCCTGTATTACTTCTTCTACGTTATGCTCATCAATACCAGTTAAATCAACATTAGCAACATTCATAATATCTGTTTTTGCTGTTTCAACAGTAATAAGATTTTGTTTAACTTGTAGTAAGATTTTATCTACCGCTTTTTCGGCTTCGTTTTCAGCCCATTGTTTTACTTTTGACATATAGTGTTCTCCTTTTTAGTGTTTATATTAATAATCCTATCATAAAAAAGTACATTTGGCAACAAGTCTTTTGTAAGATTTGTTTTTATTAGTATCTTTTTTGTTTTCATATCATTATCCTATCATACCAGGCCTAGAAAGCAAGCGTTATTTTTTGTTGTAGGATAAGGGTTTTAGATATAAGATGTTCTGGTTATGTTCTATTTCCAGTTATCTTGTACCCATTTCTTCGTTGATTCGTGTGGATTTGGTAGGCCATGAAACACACATACTTTAGCATTCGGTTTCTGGTCAAATGTCCACTGCGATTTATCTATTCTGGGGGCCTCTCGGGAGAACCACTTGTATGAAAATGTCCACTCGTCTGGCATTACCTTACAATGTGGAGTTGATTTAATAAAATGACTCATAACTTGTTGATCACCATGGTGCCTCATCATATTAGTTTCATCTTTCTTAAATGATGTCCATATATGTTCAGCTGTAATATTGTTAAATTTCATAATACTTGAAT